GCTCGATCCCGCGGGCGATCCGCTCCTGGGTCTGGTCGCCGGTGTCGCCGCGCATGATGCGGAACATCTCCCGGATCCCCTCGGCGCTGTTCGACTCGATGCCCTGGACGGCCTGCTTTATCGGAGTCGTGTCGATCGTCTGGCGGACCTCGATCTCCTGCTTCGCAGCGACGTCGATCCCTTCCGCAGCCTCGCGAGCAGCAGCGATCGCCTCGTCGATCGTCTGCGTGAACGGCCCGGCGATCGCCTCGCCGGCAGTCGACCCGGCCTCGCCGAACGCGGCCTGGAGGTTCTCGCCTGCGGCGTTGAATGACGACGCGATGTCCCTGTTCAGCTGGCTGTTGAACCCGTCGAGAGCGGCAAGGGCCGTGTCGAGTTCGCCAGTGTCGAACCCGAGGGCGTCAGCCGCGCCGCGGACCGCCGTCAGGATCGCCTGCCCGATCCCCGAGAACACGCCGACCAGCGTCAGGAACGCCCCCTGGATGAATCGCCCCACGGCCGCGAGCGCCGACCCGACGCGCGAGGCCGCGTCCCAGACCGCGCTCCACTGGGCCCCCACCTGGGAGACGTACTGCCAGACCCTGGGGACCTCGGCCACGATGTAGTCGCCGATCTGGGCGAGGTAGCGGGCCCCGGCCAGGATGCCCTCGCCGATCGCCTGGCCGATGTTGGCTCCGCCGACGCTCCCGATCAGGTCGGTGAACGCCGTCGTGACCGAGGTCACGGCCGGGGCGAGGTAGGCCACGATTTGGTTGATCACGCCCTGGATGGCCGCCCGAGCCCGGTCGAACGAGTCGCCCATGGTGTCGATGTTGCCGGCCTGGGCGTTCGTCAGCGAAAGGCCGAACCGGTCGGCCTCCTCGCGGGCCGCCTGGATCCCGGCGGCCCCTTCGTTGAACAGCGGCAGGAGTTGGGCCCCGGCCCGACCGAAGATCCCCACCGCCGCGGCCGCCCGCTCCGCCTCGGTGGGCAGCTCCGAGATTGCCTGGGCGATCGCCTCGAACTGCTGCTCGGCAGAGAGGCCGTTCAGGTCCGCCACCGACAGACCTAGCCGGGCGAAGGCCGCCTGGGCCGTGGCCGAGCCGCCAGCGGCCCGCGAGAACGCGACCTGGGCCCGCGTCATGGCGCCGCCGATCTGCTCCATGGACACGCCGACCATCGACCCGGCCAGCGTCAGGCCGGAGAGCTCGGCGTATGTCAGGCCCAGCCGGGAGGCGAGGTCGTTCTGGGACGAGACCGCCTCCGTGGTCGACATCACCAGGCCGGCGAGCGACTGGGCGTAATTGGAGACCGACGAGGCGATCGACCCGAACAGCTGCGCCCCCTGGATCGCGACGAGGCTGTTCATCGGCCCCCGCAGGCCGGAGACCGCGGCCTCCATGCGGCGCATACTCGCGGCGGCGCTGTTTACTCCGGCCGTCAGGCCCGAGGTGGAAGCCGTGAACACTGCCCGGACTTTGCCGATTGTCGCCGCCATTACTTCGCGTCCTTGCTTTTCTTGGGCTTTGCGAGGTGCTTCAGTTTCGCCAGCTCGCGGGCCATCTCTTCGGGCGTCTGCGTCGGCCGGCTTGGGTCATAGGTCGGCAGGAACATCTCCTCGAACTCTTCGCTTACCTTGGCGTTCAGGGCCCGGCAGATCAGCGTCGTCGCCTTGGCCGTCCGCCGCCATTCGTTGCCGAACGGCTCGAGCCGGTAGTGGGCGAGCCACCGCCTGACCTGGCGGACCGACATGGTCCGGACCAGCTCGTCGACGTTCGGTATGCGGTGATGGGCGGCGAGCCGATAGACGAACGTCAGCCAGGGCTCGCCTCTCAGTTTCCCTCCTCTTCCTTCACGGCCTTCTCGTCGTTCCGCAGCACGGTCTCCCAGCACTTCACATACAGCCACATGAGCAGCCGCGGGCTCGTCTGGAGCAGGGCGGGGATGTCGGCGTCCTTGTAGCGCCGCTCTCCGTTCTGGTCCGCGACACAGATCGCGACCGTCCGGGCGATCAGCTCGGCCGGCGGGTCCTTGCCGTCGAGCTGCCGGTGGGCAACCGAGAGCGAGTGCCACTCGTCGAACGACGGCCAGCGGAGCAGGACCGGCGACTTGGCCCGCGGCGGCCGCACTTCGACAGGTTCGTCCGCGATGGAAAGGATCTCGTCGAGAGACTTGGGCATTTATTCACCTGTGAACTGAAACTCGGCCGTCCCACGGATGAGGTCGCCGACCGACCCCTCGACCTCGAACGACAGCAGGATCGCCTCCCACTGGATCGACCCGCCGTCGAACTCGACGGAGAGCGTGGCCTTCGTCCCGATGTCGCTCACCTGGTAAGGCGGGCACCCGAGCAGCCTGACCGATACGGTCCCCGGGTCAATGGCCGTGCACTCGAGTTGCTTGACGAGCCTGGTGTCCGGACCCGTGCCGTAGATGGTGGCGTCGGTGCTCGTGACGTCGGTGGTCGCGGCCTGGCCGGGCAACACCCTCCAGCCCACGAGCGAGCCGAGCGCGGCTCCGTCGAAGGAGACTGTCGACCCCTGGGACACGCTCGCCATGGTGCCCCCGTGATCACGAGCCAGGAATCGACACGAACGTCGCCGTCCCCTTCACGAGCTCTCCCACCGCGTACTCAACCTCGGCCTCGGTGCAGCGATACTCGACGCCGTCGATGGTGTAGTTGTTGCCGGCGGTCGGCGCGGACGCCGTCAGGAACGAGCAGGTGATCGTCGTCGTCTCGCCGCCGACGGCGCCAGACCCGGGATCAGGCAGGCCGTCGACATACACGCGATTCGACCCGACAGCGAGGTCGAGCGTGGAAGCGTCGAGACGGTTCGAGCTGTCGGTCGGATTGATGCCCTTCCGCGAGATCTTGACGTTCGTCAGGTCCGAGACCGGCATAGCCGGCGCGGCGCCCTGTGCTGGCGTTGGCATGTGTGCTCCTTACGGTGCCCGGTAGACGTAGGTCGCAGTGCCCTTGATCATGTCGCCGACCGCGTACTCTTCCTCGGTCTCAGTGCATAGCCAGCCGGTAGCGTTGGGGTCCGTATTCACGGCCGGCGGCGTTCCAAAGAACGAGCAGGTGACGGTCTGCGTCACACCATCGTCGGCCCCTGCACCTGCGTCCACGAGCGGCGCGTCTTCGTAGACCCGCTGGGTGTCCGAGAGCGTCGTAACATCGACCTTATTCGAGGAGCTCGCGGGATCGGCGGCGCTCGTGCGGACCTTGACGTTCGTGCAGCCGGCCGGCAGGGAAGGGCCGACGGATGGCAGCGAGGACAGGGCGGGCATGGCTTACTCCATCCAGGAGATCGAGAGCGTGATCTGGACCGCGTAGGCGATCGGCTTGTTCTGGCCGTCCTCCAGGACCGGATCGAGGTCGGTGGAGTCCGTCACCAGGACGCGGGCGATTGTCAGGTCCCCCGACGAGCCGGCGAAGTTCCGGACGTTGCGGCGGATGTCGCGGGCCATCTGGTGGGCCTCGGCGTAGGTCGCCCCGTAGACCTCGATGGTGAACGTGCCGGTCGTGAGGGTCTCGTCGTCCGCGTCGAGCGTGTCCTCGTCGGTCTGCCCGGCCTGCATGAACATGACGTAGGGCGGGGCCGAGACCGGCCCGATCAGCGGCCAGGCGTCGCAGCCGGTCGCGTCCTCGAGGCGGCCCCGGAGCCAGGCCTGGATGAGATCGTCGGAGTCGCTGGGCATGGGTGGTCTCCTAGAGGCCGGCGGCACGGCCGCGGGCAGACATGCCGGGATTCATGCCGGACTCCAGCTCCCGGGCGGCCCGCTCGATGGACACGGCCAACTCGCTCGCCAGATTGTTTTTGACGTCGCCGCGGATCGAGTCGAACACCCGCTGCATCATGGCGATCCCCTGCATCCGGGTTGTCCCGAACTCGTGCCAGATCGCCTTCCGGCTTTGCATGCCGTACCTGTAGCCGAGGCCGGCCACTGCGACTCCGTCTCGGTTGCGGCCGATGAACCTGGCCTTCGTCATCACGGCCCGGCGGAGCTCGCCGGTCGACCGCCGCTCGCCCTTCTTGCGGCGGCCGCGTCGCATGCCGACCGGCGGCGTGGCGGCCCGCAGTTTCTGGACGCCGCCGCTCACCTTGATCGCCCGCCGCATCCCGGCCATCAGGTGTTTCTTACCGATGTGCCGCGGCATCGCCAGAAGCCGGGCGGCGCTTGCCCCGATCTCGCGTTGGACCTGGTCGAAGTTGAACGAGATCATGTCGCCATTTCCTCCACAGAGAGTTCCATCGCCTCGCGGTTGCCCTGCTCCACGACGGCCGAGATGTAGAGCAGCCGGTTCTCGTCCCGCGACAGCCACCGCAGCCGCCAGTTGGCCTGTAGGCCCGGGTAGTAGCGGATCATGACCGTCGCCGAGGTGTTGCCGCCGACCTGGCCGCGGCGGGTGAGCTCGGCGTAGGAGACGGCCTGATAGGACCCGAACACGCGGGCCTGCTCCTCCCACTCCTGGACGAGCTCGCCGACGTCGTTCCGCGTCTCCGTCGGAGACTCGATGGCGAAGAACTCGCGGAGCATCCCGGCCGGCAGCACGCCCATGGGTCACCAGCCCCCGGAGTGGCTCGCCGAGGCGAGCAGGGCCTCGAAGCCCTGCGGCAGCTCGACGGCGGAGTCCTCGGCGAGGATCCCGCGATTCTTGAAGGCATGCTCGACGTACATGAGCAGGGCCGCCCGGACCTGGGGCTCGACGTCCGAGCCGTCCGCGACGCCACCCCAGTAGGTGGCGACGACCTTCCCCGAGACGCTCGCCGGCAGGCCGACGGTGGCCGGCATGGCGTCCTCGTCGACCTCGAGGTCCTCGGCGTCGACCGCCGTCCCGCCGACGGTCACGGCCAGGTCGTAGGCCGAGCCCGACAGGAGCGGCGGGTAGGGGAGGTGGAGCACGCCGCCGGCGGGCACCGCGGCCCAGGTGGCCCGGTACTCGGTGGCGACGAGCGTCTGGCCGAGCCGCTTCTCGATGTAGCGGCGGCCGGCCGCGATCATGCCGGCGAGCAGGGAGTCGAACTCGGTGAACGACTCGACGATCCCGAGCTGGGCCTTCGCCTCCGAGAGCGTCACCGGCTCGGCCGCCGGCTGGGTGATGATCCGCAGCGTGTCGGGCGTCATGACGAGCCGGCCTCCGTGACGGTTGTCGAGGCGATCACAGGCGGCGTTGCCACCGTGAACGAGATCGCCCCGGAGAACATGACGAACAACGTCTCGCCCGAGCTGTCGTCGAACGTGCCCATCTCGACCGCCCAGGTCCGGCGGCCAAACTCCTCGAAGTCGGCCGGGTCGATGTCGACCTGGATCGTCACGACGCCGTCGCTGCCGGTGACGTCCAACGGGACGAGCTCGACGGTGTCGCCGCGGGAGGTGGCCGTGGCGTAGAGCTCGCCGGCGGGCAGTTCCTGCCCGGCCGCAAACGTGACCTCGACCGTCGTGAGCGGCGAGTCCGAGTCGAGCCGGATCCCGCGATAGGCCGCCCCGGGCAGTCGGACCTTAGTCGGCATGCGTCTGGCTCCTGGTCTCCGCCATCGGGCCCGCGACGGCCCGCTCGATCCGCTGCTCGAACAGGCCGGCCGTCTGGTCGGCCCGCTGGGCCACACCCTGGGAGATGAGCGTCTCGGCCAGGCCGGCGGTCGCCTGGATCAGCTCGCCGGCCCGATAGCCGCGAAACGCCCGCACGAGCCGCAGGTGGACGAGGTGGGTCGACGCCATCGTGTCCTCCTGAAACGCCACGGCCCGGCGGGGGCATCCCTGCCACCCGCCGGGCGAGAGCGTCAGTCGTTCAGGCTCAGGAGCCGGCCGTGACCAGCTTCGCCACGAACGAGGCGTCGTGGTTCGCCAGGCCGAACCGCTGGAGGCCGCGGAACTTCACGGCGTCGTTCGCGAAGCCGGCGTGCTCGCTGGCACTCACGACCAGGCCGTTCGCCTTGACCGCGACCGCGGTCGCCATGGCGAAGTCGCCGTACAGGGCCAGCACGCCGGCGGGCATGCCGAGGGCCTTGTAGACCGGGGCACCCATGACCGTCGGGAGGACCCGCTCGCCGACCGTGGTCGACTGGGACACGACCGAGCTCTTCATGATGTGCTCCCAGCCGGCCGAGCTCACGACCCAGGCCGTGTTCGAGGCCCGGCTGTCGATCTTGCCGACCACGGACGCGAGGTCCGCACCGTCGTAGTCCTCGCCCGCTTCGACCTCGTTCGCACCGTCGATCTCGTCGACCAGGCCATCGATGCCCTTGCCGGCATCGCCGTTGAGCCAGACGTCGTCGATCTTCTGCGCGATCGCCAGGGCGAACCGGTTGGCCGCGAGCTGGGCCAGGCTGACCACCGCGGCCGAGTCCTGGATGAGCTCGTTCGAGAACGAGATGATCCGGCCCGCCTTGTGGAGGTTGATCGTCACCTTCGAGGTGGCGGCGTCGTCCTCGGTCACGGCCTCGTGCTCGTCGAACCAGTCGGCCGCGATCTCGCCGATCTTCGGGATCTCGAGCGTGTGGCTCGAGGTCGTGTAGACCTGGGCGAGCTGGAGGCCGACCGACTGGTAGCCGAGGACGTCGATGTATCCACGGAACAGCTCGGGCGACACGAGCTCGGAGCCCTGGCCGTCGTACGTCGGCGAGGTCTCGCCCATCGCGCGGGCCTCGGCCATGTCGCCGCGGGCGATCGCCCGCAGGAACCGGCCGGCCTTCTCCGCCGCCTCGGTCGAGCCGAAGCCGCGGAGCGACTTGCCGGCGATGTGGATCGCCGGGCCGCGCCGGGTCTCGGCCTTCTCGACCGTCTGCCGGCTGTCGCTCTCGCTCGTCGCGGTCACGCCACGGAGGGCCTCGATCTTGGCGTCGAGGGCCTTCTCGTCGGCGGCGAGCCGCGTCACCTCGTCGGCACGAGCGGTCCGCTCCGCGAGCCGCTCCTCGATCTTCGCCTTCTCGGCGTCGTCGGCCGGAGTCAGGGCGCGGAGTTCGGTGATCTCGGTGGCGATCTTGGCGGCCTCGTCCTGGAGGCCGAGGAGCTTGGCGGACGGCATGGTTCGCTTCCTTGCGTGGGGTGTACGGGTCCGAAAGACGCCCGCACGATATGAGCGACCATGAAGCCGGCGAAGTTCGCGGCGTCCTACGGTAGGACGATTTTCAGCGGACCGGCGGGCACTTGCCGTCACGGCACTCGTCGGCCACGCGGCCGGCGGTCCGCTGCTTCTTGCAGCGCTCGCACGGGCAGCGGCAGATCTGCTCCACGCGCCCGTCAGGCTTCCAGACTCCGTTCTTGCAAGTCTGCCCACAGTGGCAGTCCTGCGGCGTCGGTGCCGGGGCCGGGGGCGGCGGCGCGTCGTGCAGCATGGAGGCCCGTGCGACGGAGACCGCCGCGGCGGCCTTCGGGTGCTCGAGGTCCACG